CATGTCAGCAGATAATTTAAAAAATAATGTATCCGACTACCAGCGTGCATACTGGTGGGATATTATCATTCCCAATCTTATTGGTGGGGGTGATGCTGGTGCTCTTGAAGTTCGAGCTCAGAGTACGCAAGTTCCCGGGAGAAGTTTTGGAGAAATTCTAATTCCATACAAAGGAAGTGCCGGATTTAAAGTTCCAGGTAAGCTTGTTATGTCCCATGTCTGGCCTTGTGTTTTTGTTGAGGGTTTGGACAGAAAAGTATTTGATGCGGTCCTTGGCTGGAAGCAGGCTGTAACTGATGCTAGGACTGGTAAAGGGGGACCAGACTCAGTTATTAAGAAGGATATCTATTTACGCCTTACTGATGGACAAGGGAATGTTACCAATAAAATAAAGTTAGTAGGGTGTTATCCTCAAGCTGTGGATGACGTTCCAGTAGCATATGATACCGAAGCGGTTATAATGTACAACGTTACATTCTCGTATGATTATTGGGAGTCTAACAACTGATGTTAGAGAAACTTGGCTTCGATATATCAGGGGTTGGAGCTTTTCTTACAACTAAAATATGGATGCTCCAACGGACATTTAACTGGCAGTTACTAATGCCCCACGATTTTGGGGGGATCGTGGGGATTCTTGTTTCCCAGTATTGTCAAGACGTGGAATTTGGGGATTATAGTATAACTGAGATAGCTTCACTAAGGCATGGAGCTTTCGAGAGGTTCTATGCTGGAATACAGACTATTGATGTGGTTACCCTTACTTTCCTGGCCCCAATTGACAATTCAGTTACTGATTACTTTCATGCTTGGTATAACAAAATGATAAGTGAGGAGGGATTTTATTCCCCAAAACAAGAGTATAGAAGAGACATTTATGCAGTTTTGTATGATAGAACAGGAATAGAATCAGCTAAGTTTAAGTTGAAAGGAGCTTTCCCAATATCTAGAATACCAAAGATTCGAGCAGCTTACGGAGAAGAAGATGTTTTAAGATTATCTTTTAGTCTTAGAGTTGATGACATAGAAATGTCAAGTCTTATTGGAAGTATTCGGGAAGGAGTTACTAACCTTCTTAGTCCTGTGTATAACCAAGCCAAGGGAATGCTTGGTATAGTAGAAGAATAAAAAGTTGTGTTATTGAAAAACTATAGTTCACTTTTAGTGAAGGAGAAGGAAGATGAGTGACAATTTTGTTCCAATTACCCTCCCATCTCAGTGTCTAACATACCCAGAAGTCAAACCAGAAGACATCAAAGCTAGAGCATATCAAGGTTCGGAAGAAGAACTTCTCAGTCAGATAAATCCTCTGAACTTAGAGAGAAACTATCTTGAAGTTATGAAAAAAGTTATTCAAGGAATAGATCCTCTCAAACTAACTCTTGGAGATAGATTGTACTTTATTGTATGGGAGTGTATAAACTCTTACATGGATGTTATTAAGGTAAAAACAGTTTGTGGTAACTGTCTCCAAGAAGTTGAAGTTTCAGTAGATCTGAAGAATTTGGGGGTTATTAAACTTCCAGACAGTTATAAAGAACCGTATGAAGTTACTCTTCCAAGTGGCAAGCAGATTAAGTTGAGACTTCTAACTGTGGCAGATGAAATAGAGATTGAGAAATACCAGCAGAAGCAAGGTAAGTCACATCTTTATCGATATGCTCGATCAATAGTTAGCGATGATAATATAGTTGAGAAGTTGAAGCTTTTAGAGAATAGTCCAACAATCAAGGATGTAGCAAAGGTACGAGCTTTCCACGAAAAGTTTTATCATGGACCAGATTTTAACTACATTTATAAGTGTTCACACTGCGGGGAGGAGGATGATGTTGAAGTGCCCTTTCGACTTGACTTCATTTTTCCGACTGGCGAAACCCTTACAAAGACTTTTGGAGAGAAATTTTGATCTCTGCTATCATATTCCCGGTTTTACTTTAGAGGGAATTCAACAAACAGATAGTAGAATACTTAACTGGTATTACTCAAGATTACTAAAACAGTTAAGAGATGAGAAAGAAGTATATGAGAAGGCGCAAGTTTCTTCCCTGGTGGAAAGAAAGATATAGAGAAGATATTGGAAGAGGAAGACACAGAAGATATCCTTTAAAGAGTATCTTTGGTGTTGATCTTTCTAGTATGCAGGCTTTTAGCGCTCTAAGAGCTAAGTTAGCTAGAGATTACTTGATATTCTTTCGCAACTTAGAGAAAGCTTATTCAGCAGGAGAACTTGGGGAGGAAGCTAAGGCCGCTTCGAAATTAGTAGTATTTACACTTCATTTGGTAGATAGGAGCATTGCATCTGGGGTACCTCAAAAAGAGGATGTAGAGGATATCATTGCTAACGTTGATGTTTTGAATGCTCAAAGGGATTTCTTTGTACAACGTGCTGAAGAAGATCGCGATTTAAAGGAAAGGATAGAGCAAACTGAAGAGGAAACTGGAGTATCCCCCGAAGCGCTAGGTATAACTGAGAAAGCAATCCGCCGCGGAGCACGGATAGAAAGAAAAAGAGCCAGAAGGGGAGCTCTTCCACGTGCAAGAAGAATGCCTAGAACACGTGAGCTCGGGGCTGAGTTGGGAAAAGGATTGGGAGTAGCTGCGCTCGGTCCTTTTTATCCTATAGCTGAGATGTTGAGTGGTCCACTCCGAGATATTTTTGGCCTTGGAAGAGGGATGCTTCGAAGGAGAGAGGAAAGGAGATTAGGGGAATCTTTCAGACCTACTGGTTATCCAGGAGGGGAATTAGGACGAGGAGCTGAACTTCGAACTTTGGGAGTTCCAACTCCAGGAATTCGAGAGATTAGCGGAAGATCTGTCTTTGAGGCTTTTAGATTATTTTTTGATAAAGAAGCTTATCGTACAAAGTGGACTAAAGAACTACTGCAGAGAATAAAAGAATTAGGCAGACCACGAGAAAGAAAAGAAGGCTTGGTTGGGGGAATAGCTGAAAGGCTAGGGTTACCGGCTGCAGGAGCAGCTCTTGGAGCTTTACTACCAGCTATTGCTGGGGCAGCAGCTGGAGCTATTCCTGTTTGGCTTATTGAGAAAGCATATGCAAAGTATACAGAAAGCGTGGCAAAAGCATATGAATCTCTCGAAGGACTGGTTGATGCAACTTCTATGTGGACAAAATATGCTGCTGAAATGCGTATTCAACTAGTCAAAGATATAAAAGAATCCATGAAATTTGCTGGTCCTTTGATGGGAGAAATGCAGGCACGAGAAAGAGGTGAATTACAAGTACCTTTAGAAGGTTTGCGTCGTGATCCTTTTGCTACTCCAAGTCTTGAAGAAGTAAAAAGAATTCAAAGGGGAGCTCCAGAAATTATACCTCCGTCCGAAGAGATGGGAGGAATTGGTCCTCGTGGACTAACAAGAGCTGCTGCTGGAGTTTGGGGTCCCGCATTATTCCCTCAACACTCTACTTTAGGTGCTTCCTCTGGAATGGATAAACAAATAGAAAAATTATCAAAGGCTGTGGATAATTTGTCTGGCCAAATAGGACCAAGAAGAATTCAACCTTCTATTAAAGAACCAGGGCTTGGAGATCCATTCGATTCTGCTGACGCACTTCTTAGTGAGTATACTTCTGGTAGGTTGACCTTAGAGGAGAGATAATAAATGATAACAGCAATTCCTGCAATAACAGGGTTAATTAGGCGTGCCTCTAATGAGGTTAAAAAAGAACTGAGTACTCCAACCCCGGTAAGGAAATACAGAAAGCAGCGAATGGAGAAAAAGTTTGGATTTACTCAATATGGTTATATCAGTGCTGATGGTTCTCCTAAAGTCCCGGATGAATATCTGATTAAAATTACAAGTATAAGAAATAACTGTACTGTTGTTGCTCCTTTGCAAGAAGATATTAGTATGCAGGTTGAGTCTAGATGGGATCCTTTTATTCCAGTAGATTTGCTTTCTAGAGCAAATGTTGTTGTGCAGGCTGCTACCGGGTTGTTGTTTGAAGAAAGAAGATCTCTTGTAACAAGAGCTACAAGTAGAAGGATTTGGGTAGGTTCTACTCCTATAGTTATGTCTCTTAAGTTGATGTTTGAAGCTGTTAAAGATCCATATCGAGAAGTTGTACTCCCAGGAAGAATGCTTCAATCTATGGCATTACCCTCGGACCCGAGTGCGGGGTATACTAAAGGTCAGGGAATAGTAGGAAACTTGAAAGCTCTTACTTCACTCGCATTAAAGCCTCCTGGACCAAACCCATTTTCTCTTGACGATGTTTTAACTGGAGGAAAATCATTCCCAGATATGAATGAAAGCGAAATTACGGATAGTACAAAAAGTGGTGATTTTATAATGATTGAAATAGGAAGGTTTCTAACCTTTTTCAATGTAATAATCAGAGAGAGTACAATATCATACAAAACAAAGTTTGCACAAGGGGGAGATCCAGTTGAGGCAGAAGCTCGTGTTATCTTTGAAACTTATGAAATGATGACGATAGAAAGCTTGAGAGATTCATACGACAAGTATACCACGGGAGTAGTGAGTAAATAACAATGAAAAAAACTATTTTTTACAACAAGGTTACTGTTGATAGTATAGAAGAGCTGGACTTCCTATGGAATTCTCTCTCAGAATTTGAGATGAAATATGAACCAGGTTATTATCGGGTTGATGACTCGGACATTCCCGATCCTGCTTTGATAAGTTATAAGGTTTATGGTGATGTTGGGTTCTGGTGGATTATTCTTTTGGCAAACGGAATTGAAAACCCACTCATTGAGTTAGAACCTGGAATAATTCTGAAAATTCCGAACAAATTGGATATTTATGATTTTCAACGAAAGTGGCGGGTAAGGCGAGCTTAAGTGGATCTAGCTGGAAACTATATTCTGGATTTAAAAATGGGCGGGGTAGTTGTTCCTGTAATCCCTTCTATGATAGAAGAGCTAACTATTACTCAGGATTGTGATAGAATACTACCTGTTCTCAAGATGAAGTTAAAAGACTCGACTGGAAACCTCGGAGAGATAATTCCGTATGATAAGGAACTTAATTCCGTAGATATTAGAATATCTAGGGGAACTTCTCCAGATAACTTGAATGAGTTTAATTTTAGAGTAAAAAGAAGGAAAGCTACCTTTGAGAGAATGTATGACATAGAAGGAGTTTTAGATGTAGATGGTCTAATTAGTCCATACAGAAAAAGAGCTCTAACCGGACTTATTGAAGATAGTTTGGAATCTCTTGCTATTACGGAGTTAGGAATATCAGAAACGGAGATTTCAGCGTCCTTGAATTATGAGAAAACTTTACTTCAGCCTAACTGGAATAATCTTGCTTTTCTTAGGTGGTTGAGGTACAACCTAATTGGTAGAAATGACGAATCCTGCTTTTACTGCTTTATCAAGAACATTCGCGGGATTAAAGTTTTTGTTTTCAAAAGTATTGGTGAACTAAGTATGGCTCCAATCCAGCACAAATTGGTTGTTGGTTACAAACATTATGAAGATTTTACTCCAGTAGTAGATTACAGAATCTTTGACAACTCACAACTTATAGTGGATTTTGGAGCTCTGAGTCAATCGTACTCATATTATGATTATGATAGTGGAGAAGTAGTAAGTCCTTCTGTTAGTATACTAGATTATCCTTCTTTATCAGAACTTTTCCTCGTTGATAAGGATAATACGAATGAGAGTGTAACTAAGAAACTTTACTTAGGTAGAAGTAACTCCTTTACTACTGATTTTAAAGGAAGGATGAGAAATGACTACTTTGACAGGTTAACTGGTTTGATCCAGATGTGGGTGTCAACCTGGGGGCTTGAAAATATCTCTCCAGGTGATGTAGTTAAGGTAATATTTTCGGAAGCTCTAGATAGAGCTAATTTGTTTGTTTATGAACACTCTGGTTACTGGATGGTCAAAAGAGTAGTTCACATTATTGGGCCATCATTTATGACGAATTTATTGCTCGTTCGAGCTGGAATAGATACAACACTTTCAACTAGTTTGACTGAAGCTACAAAGGTTAGAAAAAGTGATTAAGTTTGAAAAAGATGATTTGAAGCTTCCGGGGTTTTATCGGGCTCAGGTTTTGGATAATAACGATCCGAACAAAACAGGAAGAGTTAAGTTAAACGTTTTTACTATCTTTGACGGTATAGATAAAGATGATCTTCCTTGGGCAGTACCAGCTATGCCATTGTTTACAGGTTCTGGTCCTGGCTATGGTCACTTTGCTGTTCCAGAAGTAAGTTCACAAGTATGGTGTTTTTTTGATGCTGGAGACTTTAATCAACCTGTATACTTCGCTGAGGCAATAGATGGGGTTAGAGGGGTTCCTTCTGAAGCACTTACCAACTACCCTTATAGGAAAGTTCAAAAAACAAAAAATGGCACAGTTATATATATAGATGATCAAGCTAAAGTAGTACGTTTAACCCATCCGACTGGTAAGTACCTGCAAATGGATGGTAGTGGTAATATTACTATAGTTGGTGCACAGGTAACAGTAACAGGTGATCGAATAGATTTGAATCCATAATGGCAGCATACCTTCGCAAAAACTTTGCTCGTGGTGCATTAAAGAACTTACTGACAGCCATTGCCACTTCAATGACTTTGGATGCCGGTCATACTCTACCAACAGTTGCCGGATCATTCCAAGTGGTAATTTGGAATATGGAAACGTTCCCAAATCCAGCAGATGATCCGGATACTGAGATAGTTACAGCATCATATTCTACGCCAAATGTTTATACTATAACAAGAGCCCAAGAAGATACGCTGGGAGTAGCACATGCAATTGGTTCTGAAGTTGCTTTACATTATACAGCTGGAATGTCAAACCAGGATTTAGATAGAGCAAGTCATACTGGAACGCAGTTATTAGCAACTATTTCAGACCACAATCTTGCGGCACATACGGCATTAGGATTATTTGATCAGAGTTCCGATGTGGATCATGATGCTACTACTAATTTCGTAGCAGACGAACACATAGCACATTCTGGGGTATCAATATCCGCTGGTACCGGTTTGACCGGTGGTGGAGATATATCTGCAACCAGAACACTTGCTTTGAATATAAATGGTCTTGCTGCTGATGCTACCCCAGATGGAGCAGCGGATTATGTAGTAACCTGGAATGCTCTTGCTGCTACACATAAGAAAGTATTGTTGAATAATTTGCCTGGCGTATTATTGACGTATGACACAGTCTTGAAAGCTTTATTAATTACTGTATAGTAGAAAGGAGTTGTTATGTCAACTCAGTATCGTATTCCTGTGGAAGAGACATTTAGTTTTCAAAGGCCGGTCCTTGATAAGGATTTGACAACAGCTCCAGCTGGAGTTAAGGGCGAGCGTTACATTGTAGCGGCTAATGGTGGTGGTTGGTCTGGTGGTGCTGCTAAGGATATTGCTTGGTATGATGGTGCTGCTTGGAAGTTTGATACACCAGCAGCGGGTTGGCTAACATGGGTTGTAGATGAAGCTAAATTTTACGTTTTTAAGGCCGGGGCTTGGGTTGAGGAAGAGGCTGGCCAGGGTGATATGCTTAAGTCAGTATACGATGCCGATGATGACGGTATTGTAGACAAAGCAGAAACTGTTGATGATGGTTCATCTGGAAATTCCTCGACCGCTGTAGAAGTTCGAGATGCCTGTGATAAAGCGCATATTCAGGGAACAGATCTAGGTTTGGATACTGGTGGAGTGAATCCAGTAACTGCAGCACAGGCCAAACTTGCATATGATAGTCGTGGTACGTATGATGCTACTCTTGGTGCTATACTTATGACTCTTTAGTTTCAAAAGGAGGTAAGATATTTACCTCCAAGCAATTATAGTTTATAAACGAAGTTAAATATGCCAACAACACACAAAATAGCATTAATTGCGCCGGTTGATGGTTTGACTCCGCTAAGCTTGGTAGCTTCGGATGTTAACAGGAAGCTGGATTCTGTAACTCTTGGTGCAGGATTGGATTATGGTTCTGGTGGTATTCTAAGTTTGATACCATCCGAAATTGATCACGATTCCTTACTGAATGTTCACCAGGATGTGAATACAGATGCAAGCCCAGTATTTGCAGGGGCTACAATAGGTTCTGTTGCAATACCCGGCATGTTTACAGCAATGACAGAACCAACAGGTTTTGTAGATAGAGTAGCAACTATAAGTTGGAATGATGCTACTTATACATTAACTATTACCGGCAATCACGATATTTATATCAATGGTGTCAAGACTACTAAAACCACCGCCTCGATTCAAATAACAGATGCTACCGGATTATATTACATCTATTATAATGCTGCTGGTACGCTTACTTCCTCTACCGTTCATCCTGGATTTGCCCTGCCTTTAATGGCTACAGTCTATTGGAATACTACCACAGATAAAGGATTAGTTGGTGAAGAACGTCATGGGATTAAAATGGATATGGACACCCACACACTTCTTCATTATACTGTAGGTACAAGATATGAAAGTGGACTTGCCGGTACTTTTGCTGATACTACTTTCTCGATTGCTGCGGGTGTAATAGACGATGAAGATATAACTCTTAGTATTACACCAGCAAAGACAACTTGTAATGTACTCTATAAAGATGGTGCGGCTGAGTTTAAGTGGCTTGCTGGGCAAACTAAATACTACTATGAGGATGGTGGTTCAGACCTAAATTACAATAATGGAAATACTTTAACTCCATTAGCGGCGAATAAATATATGGCAGTATGGATATTTGCCACTAATGATACTACCACTCCAATCGTTTCGTTAATAGGACAGAGGACGGACACCACAATAACGGATGCCAGGAATAATAACAAGTATGAATCTTTAACTCTTGGGACTTTACCTTTCCAGGAGATGAAACTGCTCTATAGAGTTATACTCCAGAATACCGCCACACCTTATGTAGAAACCCAGGATTTAAGAAATATCTCTAATCTACCGGCAGGAACTTATGTGGCTACTGCACATAATGTACTGACAGGTCTTACAAGTGATGACCATTCCCAATATGCGTTGCTTGCTGGAAGAAGTGGTGGTCAGACTTTAACAGGTAGTGATACAACTGCTGAGGATTTAACACTAAAAGATAACTCAGTAAATAATAATACAATTACTGTAACTCAAGCTATTGCCGCCTATACTCACAAATCTAATAATGGTACAGACCATTCCTATATAAATCAGAGTGTAACTACTGGAGCATCCCCACAGTTTGCCAAAGTAGGTATTGGTGAAGATCCTACATCTTTGCTGGAAGTAACCGGCACATTATCTTCTGCTGTAAATGCAGTTGATATGACTTTTGCTACGTCCGGCAGTGATGCAACAGCACGTAGAGGAGTATGGGCACAATTAAGTGCTGGATTTACAGGAGCAGCAAATACTGATGTTTTAACATTTTTGAATTATGCAGCCGGAACAGCTAATGTTTATACAGGAGACCAGAGTTATGGTTGGCGACCAGAGGGCAATAGAGGTGCTGGTGGATATGCTTTAGGTACAGGAACAATAAATGTAGGAGCAATGGCTCTTGCTGGTAATGCTTCGTCCATGAATTGGGGTATGATGGGCGGAGCGTGTATTGATAAAGATAGTGCCAACAACGTGGGTGTTTTTGGCACAGCCCAAAACAGTGGGACAAGTGGCATACAAGTAGGTGGTTATTTTACATTATTTGATACTAATGCCAGTGTTCCTACGTTTGTTTCCGCCGCTTTGATTGCGGATAATGCTGCACAGACATCTCCGATATTTTTAGCCAGAGATAATGGTACTACAGTATTTACCATTGCCGATGGTGGCAATGTTACAATTGGTTCACTTGCAGGTATTCTCAAAGGTACGGCAGGTGTGGTATCTGGCGGAGCTACCCACGCTGAACTCGCAAGTATTGATAGCAACCAGCATATAGACCATACAACTGTTTCTATCTCAGCAGGAACAGGAATGTCGGGTGGTGGAACAATAGCTGCAGATAGAACACTGAATTGCACTATAACTCAATACACAGACGAAATGGCTCAAGATGCTATTGGTTCAATTCTTGATGATTCATCTTCTATCGATTTTAGCTATGGCGATAGCACTGGTTACATTTCGGCAGTCGTTTTGCCTGCTGGTGTTGACCATGATTCTTTGTTAAACTTTGTTGCTAACGAACATATAGATCACAGTGGTGTATCAATTAGTCCTGGTACTGGTATGTCGGGAGGTGGTGATTTAACCACTACTCGGACATTAAATTGTACAATTACACAATATACAGATGCACTTGCACGAACCGCCTGTATTGCTGCTTCTATTTCCGATGGGGACACAACCCATTCTCCAGACGGCAATTCTGTATTTGATGCTTTGGCACTTAAAGCTCCTCTTGCAAGTCCTACATTTACAGATACAGTAACTCTTTCAGCATCCACTTTAATTCCTGATGGTGGAACAATAGGTCAGGCCGCAGGGCCTTTAATAGCATTTGATGATACACTTAACTATCTTGAAATTACCGGCTGTAATGTTGGTATAGGAACAATAACTCCCGCAGAACTTTTACATATTCAGGCTGCAACTGCTGCGGGTTTGAGATTATCCCACACAACTACATCAAGTTATAGTCTATTTTCGTTTTATGAAAGTACAACGGCCCGTGCTTCTATTACTCTTATAGGTTCAGCTTTAACTACCACTTCTCGGCGGAATGATTTAGAAATTGTTACAAATACAGGGGATATAATGTTATATCCCCAAGTGAATATAGGAATAACCCATAGAGCAAATTATATTACACCTGCTGCTATGGTTCATATTGACCAAGATTCTACTACCGCAGCAATACCAGTATTGACTCTTGACCAGGGAGACATAAGTGAGGAGTTTATTAGGTTTATAGGAACTGCGGCGGATAATGTTATAACACAAAGTATAGTTGCTGCGGCAGATGTTGGTGTAGCAAC